ATCCAGCAATGCATTACGATTACACTCGGAACATACGAGAATAACAATAATGTGTCGAATTATTGTCAACTTGCATGCACACACAAATTTAAATATAAAAATAGAAAACGGTCCATTCTGCACTCGTGTAACAGAAGCACTAAAATTAAAAGTGGTTACAATATAAAAATATCAAATTTAGTATGCACCTTAAGGGCTGCAATAATCCTAATAAAATAAAATTTTGAATAAAATAATTTAAAAAGAATTTAGAAATAAATATAAAATAGTATTCAAAATCTTTGCTAGTCTACTTTTAAAATGCAACGAGCCGTAGCTAACTCAAAGCAAGTTTTTGGCAGTTATTCCAGTTCTTGTGGAATATATGTTAAGTGGGTTTGATGACGATAACCAGGACCTCCTTCATAATACAATTCAGGGAAAAAGTTTTGATCTAAATCATCCCAATCAAGCGTAAATGGTTCAATTTTACATTTCACTAATGCCTTATTTATCTTATCACGATGTTTGTGAAAGACATATGGTCCATGGCCATAACATAAGCGCAATGATTGGTCTGCATTTTCCTGTGTTGCAATCTTTTCATTCGGTCCACTCCAAATCCACAGACAAGTATCCTCAATAACATTCATATCTAAAGGAGCAAGATACACCTTAGGATCTTTTGGGTGTTTCTTAAAACCTCTTTTCAAGAAAGTGTTTTCATATATGCCACCATATGGTACTATCTGTTGTGCCTTTGAAGCATCAGTCGATACAATTCCATAATCAGCGAAGAACAAACTTAATGTTTTTGAATTAAAATAATCCTTAAACTCATCTGTTACAGCGCCAATTCCATCATCACCATATGTGCAATAATAAACACTTCTTTCAAATTGATTCAACGGTCTCTCAGCAATCATGATCCAAGCTACACCAATGTACATCATATTAACCATAGAATTGATTATATCAGTCATTGGTGATCCAGATGGTGCCCCACACTTTTGACGATAGACAGTATTCAATACCACATGATCACTTTGTATCAGATTCTCCATCAATGTTCTTAACTCCATCTCATCAACTCCTTCTACATACGTCAAAGTCCAATTAACTATCATATTGGTAACACTCCTCAGAATTTTCTGATTTATTGAAGCGCCAAAATTTGAATAATCAATTGAAAAGATATTAGTCTTTGATTTTTCAAACAACTTCTCTACGAGCGTAGTCCATTCAGGTCCATCTGGAGATATTCCTATTGCATGTGGTTGAATTAATCTGCTCCGCCTAAACATAGCCATAAAATGAAAGAAACTGCGTCGTAATTCTATACTAAAATCAATTGGAGACGCACAGAACACACGTGTTCCACCAAATCTCAATAGTTTTTCTTCTTTACGACGCTCATCTTTCAATGTATCTACGAAGATGACAGGTGGTACTATTCCCTTCTTCCTCTTGATTTCATTTTCTGCTATGCGTGCTGTTATTCGCTCATCAATCCATTCAATTCCTATAGGTTGTTCTTGTTCATTTCTTTTGAACGTCATGAACTGTTCTTTTCTAGTTTTACCAATCGTAGTCCATGGCCACCCTACAGAGGTTGTTAAATCGAGTGGTTCATATCCTTCTATATCCGCAAAACCAACAATAGCTTCTTCAATTGTCAATTTCTTTGGATCATTTACCATTGGAGTACGATATCTGAAATAACGTTCATAGAAATAACTCTCCACTTTATCCACTATATCTGTTGGAAAATCTGTTGGTGGTTTTCCATGTGCTATCACTCCTGCAATTAACGGTGAATCGTCGTATTTATATCTAGGA